TTCTGATTTAGCAGAAGTAGATAAAGTAGGTGTCAAAGAATTTGCACCAAATAGAACGCAAGAATTTTCCCTCACATCAATTTCACTAACAGCCCAAAAGTATCCTTTTTTATCAACAAGTTCTTTGTTTATAATATTTGGATAATATTTTTGCCACACTTCATATTCTGCTTTATCTTCTTCTACTTGAGAATTTAAAGCCAAGTCAAGTTTTACATAAGATAAACCAATTGAATGTTGATTTATTTTTCCAGCTTTATAAAAGTTATAAATTGATTCATTATAATCTTTACGGATAGTTGTATCCATAAGTAACGCAGTTGTTTTTCCAGTAGAAGAAAAACCTAAATCTTTAACATCGAAATCTTTTAAATAAACTTTCTTTACATCACCAACATGAGCATCTGATTCATGCCTATGGTCAGCAATATGCGGTATTGTTGTGCCACGTTTATTAATTGAGTTTGTATAACAATCTGCTGTTAAAACATCCATGTAAGAATCACAGAACCAAGCAGTATTACAAACTACAGTTACATCTAAAGTTCCTGAATCATCTTCTGTTTCAGCTAAACTTTTTTTTTCTGTCTCTATTTGAAAAACATTAACATCTGCAACAAGAGAATCAGTATATTTTAAACTTTGTTTCTTCTTGTCGATTAGTTCTTCTTTTTTCTCGCGAAGAGTTTTAAATAATGTTTCTTTGTCTAATTTATTTAGTTCATCAGGCATAAAATTGTCTCCTTCAGCTAGGGCTAAACTAACCCTATTTGTGGGCTGACTTAGTATCTCACAAAATAGGGTTAGTGTCAAACTTCTTTTAAGCGTTGCCGGTTGAATTATTATTGGCTTGATTGTTGTTTGCTTGCGCCATACCTTTTAAATTAGTCATTAAAAGATTATCCAAACCAAGTTCTTTTATTCTTTCTCTATCGGCTGCAATTTCTTCAAAAGTAGTATGACGTTCATCAAGTTTACTTTGTAATGTTGCCATTCCGTTTTGAACTTCAAGAATATCTGATTGAGCATCTTTTAATTCATCAACACCATACCAGCGGGGAAGTTGAAATGTTGGTTTAGCATTAGAAACTTTAGAAGCATAAAGAACAGCAAAATCTTTAAACTTAGAAGTTAATGGTTTTAAACCAAGCGGAATTGTATAGAAATGATGAATAAATTCAATACGGTTTCTTAATTCTATTGCTATTCCGCGAAGTGTTGAAAAATCAATTCCAGAATAATCACCAGTTAGTTGGTAATAAGGTAAACCAACAGAAGAAGCAATTCTTCTTAACTCGGCACCAATAAAAGGAAGTAAATTTGCGCCAACATCAGTTGATTGATAGAATTGAATTTTTTCTCCTTTATTTAAATACTGTACGTTACCACCATTAGATTTAAAAACAACTCTTTCTGTTTCAGCAGAATCAGGTTTATTTTTAGTTATTGTTGGGGCACCAACTGGAGTTATTAACATTGGATTAGTATTTTCAATAATCCAAGCAATTGCTTGTGCTGCTTTTTGTTTTGCTACAGTAGCATCAGCAAGTTCATCAAGTTCGTATAAAGGAATAAGAACTGAAGAAAGAAAAGGTAAACCTAACCATTGTCCAGGATACTCACGAACAAACATATGAATAAGTTCATCTGCTGGAATAACTATTTGTTCATAAGCATTTTCACCAGTAATTAAACTTGTATCAATTCGACTACGGCGAAAATAATAATCAACTGGTTTTGTATCGGAAAACCTTATCCCGTGCCTAACATCGTCAATTGCATTTAAACCAGAAAAATTTATATCATGAAATTCTGTTTGAATTAAATCAAGTTTCAACGGAATAACATTTTTATTGTTTGTTCTTCTGACTTGTAACCTTGTGAAAGAATTTCCACTTTGAAACATTGAACTATGCCAAATACTTTGAACATTGTCTAAAGTTCCATAACCATCAAGAGAAGGATTTTCAGCAAACTCATCCCATAAATCTTGCATCTTTGTATGTTTCTTTCCTTTAGCATCTTGCCAATTAACTTGCAATGCTTTAAGGTTTTCAACATATTTCTTTTGTGCTGCTTTAGCATAACCATTATTTCTAATAGCATGCGCTGATCGCAATTGTAATGCTGTTAATTCTCTAGCAGCAATATTATCTGGAGAACCATAAACAATTCCTGATAATTCTCTTCTATAAGAATCAACAGCACCTTCAAAACCAGTTTGTTGTAAACTGTCGTAAATTGTTGTATCAGTTATCATAGTTATACCTTATATAAATCTTTACCAACAATAAGAGGAATTGTTGCATTAGTTCTAAAAACTGGTTTTGAATTATCATACGTTGAAATAACTTGTAATAATTCCGATTGCAAAGCTTTCAAAGTTTCAAGATTAACATCACCAAATCTATATAATCTTTGAAAGTTTCCAGAACCAACACGAAGTTCAACTATTCTTTTTCCAGCAACTAAATCTGATATAGCAACATTAACTGTTAATAATTGTGCTCTTGCTTCTTCTATAGGGAGTGCCATTTTAAATCCTTCTTTTAAGAGTAATAATAAGCTTCTAGCTCTCGCCAATGTGCGTCTGTGAATAATCTTATTCCTAAAGCATAAGCAGCATGTAAAGCCATTTTTTCAGCATCCATAGCTTCTTTTCTTTTTCCAGGAATAAGTTTAAAAACTTCTTTATTGTAACTGCTATCTACGTCAATTAATTTCCTACAAGATAACATTTGTTCTTCATAATTTCCATACGTTTGTTCGTTAAAATAATAGATATTGCTTCTTGCTTCTTTATTTTTATTTAACGCTATTCTGTTTAATATTTCATTGTGTGCTCTATGCGCCCCAAGATTATAAACAGTAACACCCATTCTTTCAGCAAGAGATTGTCTAGCTTGTGTATTAGAATTAACATCAAGTTGACTTGGTTCTCTATAGATTTCATCTTCAGAAAATCTTAAATCTCTAACACCTTTTGTTGCAAAAACTTGTTCATTATATTGTTGCATTGCAAGAACCCATTTATAAACAAGTTCAGTGTTATCAGCAGCATCTATAGAAATACCAGAAATAGGAATTAGTTTTCCAGAAGCATGATTAATTTTTTTAAGAACTGTATCATCAGTAAGCATTGACCAAATAATATCATCTTGGTTTTTTACATCACCAAATATTTCTTTCCATGTAACGAGCCAAGAATTATTATTTCTTCCCCAAGCACGAATAACAATAGCAAACCTATTATCTTGGACATCTATTCCTGCTGTTAGAATTAAACCTTCCATTGGGCAAATATGTTCTGGATAGTTTAATCTAAGGAGTCTCATTTCTTCAACTTCCATTGCAGAAATACCAGAAGCAAAAGGTAAACCTTTTTTATTATTAGTATAACTTTTCATAGGGGATTCATTCCCTTTTGCAAGTTCTAATTCAGCTAATATTTTTGCTTTTGCAAGTTCTTTAAAATCAGAAGCAGGAAAAGGAGAAAGCATTTCAGAAAAGTAAAAACCAAATACTTCTGTTATTTCTGGTCTTTTAGGATGCCAACCTTTAGAAAAATTACCTGTATGGTCTGTGAAACCATATTTCTTTCCTTCAATTATGTTTTGTTTCTTCTGTTCAAAATCCCAGGGTGTTTTACAAGTTGGGCAAAGAAAGACTGCTGTTTCAGGATTATGAATACCGTAAACTTCATCTATTTTTCTATCTTGGAATTGGTCATAATGTATATGGTCAAAAGAACTTCCATCCATAGGAATAAGACTTTGACACTCATGGCAGCAAGCTTTAAAAACAAGCTGATTTGATGCAAGAACAGCTTTTTCAACCCTAGAAAAATCTTTAAATGTTGGTGTTCCACCAAAGATAAATTTCTTTCTTGTTATTGGTACAAGCTTTTGTCTTTCTTTTAAATTTGCAAAAGTATCACCTTGCCCTTTTACATCATCTTTTGCATCATCAGGTTCTTCAATTTCTATATATTCATAGTTGTCTGATTTTTGATTACTGATGCTGCCAAGTGTTACAAGCTTCAAACTTCCGTGTGGAAAAGAATAATCGAAAATACTTTTTTTGTTTTCAGAAACACCAACGTCAATTATTGTTTTCAACACTGGAATGTTTCTTATAAATTCTTGCCACTTTCCTT